CGTGACCCCGTGATTTCGCGTGGATCAAAGCGCAATGGGCGTTGAGTCCGCCGCTGATATTTTAGATTTCTTCGAGGTCGATGACTTTGCGGAGGTTGCCACCTACACGCGAGTGGGTGGCAATGCTGTATCTGTAACTGGCATCTTTGACGAGCCACAGGCCAGCCGCAATGCTACCGACCTGATCGACATCACAATCCCATCGCCCCAGTTCGTTTGCCGCACGGCTGATGTTCCTTTGGCGGCTGACGGGGACGCGATTGTCATTCGCACTGTCAGTTACACTGTTCGCGTTGTTTTGACCGACGGCACTGGCGTATCGACGCTGATACTCGAAAAGGTATAATATGAGCCATGTGAGGCAACAGATTAGGGACCGTGTTGCGACACTGGTAACAGGTTTGCCTACCACTGGCGCGAACGTCTACAAGATGCGCCGCTATGCGCTTGACGATGCCAAGCTGCCAGCCATCTGCGTCTACACGATGGACGAGAGCAGTTCGCTAATCACAATCGGCACTCGCACGCTGCGCCGGGTCATCAATGTGGCGATTGATATTGTGATCAAGGGGGCCAGCACTGCGGTGTCGGATTCCATTGATACCATCTGCGTATCGGCTGAAGAAGCCATCGCTGCGGATTTCACTCTTAATGGTCTCGCCAAATCTTGTATTTTGACTAGCACTGAGATAGATATTAATGTAGAAGGCGAAAAATCAATTGCGTCCGCAAGGCTGGTCTACACCGTAGAATACATCACCAGCATAACGGATGTGGAGACAGCACGATGAAAATGGTTAAAGTCTATAACAAAACTGGCGATGAGATACTCGCTTGTGAAGTTGATCTGGACCGCTATGCTCAGATCGGCTGGACGCCCGTCAAAGAAAAGCCCAAGGCGAAGCCAGCGGCTAAAGAGGAGACTGAGTAATGGCAACGCATACTGGTTCAGAGGGAACTGTTAAGGTTGGCGCGAACGCCATTGCTGAAATCCGTTCCTATTCGCTTGAGGAAACTGCTGACACCGCCGAAGATACTTCGATGGGCGACAGCTATCGCACGTTCAAAACCACTCTGAAGGCATGGACCGGATCGGTTGATGTGTTCTGGGATGAGACTGATACGAACGGTCAGGTGGCACTTGCGGTTGGCTCTGAGGTGACTGCAAACTTCTTTCCAGAAGGCGCTTCGGCTGGTGTCTCTGAAAAATATTATACCGGAAGCGCAATCGTTACAGGTAAGACCGTAACTGGCAGCTTCGACGGTATGGTCGAATCCACAATCACGCTTCAAGGCACTGGTGCTTTGACGCTCTCCACCTTGGCGTAAGGACTACTTAGATGGCAACGCATACTGGCTCTGAGGGAACTGTTAAGGTTGGATCAACCAACAGCATCCTCGAAATCCGTTCCTACTCGATTGAAGAAACCGCTGACACTGCGGAAGACACTTCAATGGGTGACAGCTACCGCACCTTCAAAACCACGTTGAAAGCGTGGACGGGTTCGGTTGACGTATTTTGGGATGAAACCGACAGCACTGGTCAAGGCGCTCTCGTCGTTGGCTCAGAAGTGACTGTTCGCTTCATGCCAGAAGGTGCGTCATCCGGCGACACCTATTTGACAGGCAGCGCCATCGTAACTGGCAAAACTGTCACGGGCAGCTTTGACGGCATGGTTGAATCCACAATCACTCTTCAAGGTACTGGTTCACTGAGTGCTGCTACGGTCTAACTTCAAAGGATATAGTTTATGAGTATTTCAAAGCGTATTGCAGAGCGTACATCGATCAAGACACATATCGAGGTCGCAGAATGGGGTGAGAAGGGGTCGCCGGAAAAAGTTTATTACGGCCCCCTGCTTGCTGGTGAATTGAACCGCATCCAGCGCAAGCATCCCCAGTTCCTTAATAACGCATCGTTTGAGGCGATGGTTGATCTGATCATCCTCAAGGCGGAGAACGGCCAAGGTGAAAAGCTATTCACGCTTGAAGACAAGGCCATTCTGATGCGTGAAGAAGTTGGTGTTATCTCGACTGTGGCCGCTGCGCTTATGAGCGGAACCAGCGTCGAGGAGCATGAAAAAAACTAACAGACGATCCGTTTAGGTTCAATTTACTGACCTTGGCGGATCGGCTTGGCAAAAGCATCTCAGAGATTGAAGAAATCTCAATAGACGAGTATAACGAGTGGGTCGCTTACTTTAAGCTGGACGCAGAGAGGCAGAAAAAGCGTGGCTCAGGACCAAAGAGTTGAGTTTCTATTCGCGGCTCAGGTTTCTGGGCAAGAGCAGCTTCAGAAGCTAATATCTTCTGTTGACTCGCTGCGCAAAGAGACTGAGCAACTCAAATCCGCTAATGCTGGTCTAACCTCATCGACTGATGCTGTAATCCGTAATGGTGTGCGGTATAACACTGCGCTTGATGCGCAATCTAAAGCCCTGCGTCAAGCGCGGCAAGGCACTCAGCAGCTTGGTATGCAGATAAATGACTTTGCGACCAGCGTATCGACTGGCGCAAGCCCCATCCAAGCATTTAACCAGCAGATCGGTCAGGTTGGCTACGCCATGTCGCAAATGGGTGGCGTGCTTGGAACGGTTGGCGGTTTTCTTGCTGGGCCTTGGGGCGCTGCCGTCGTTATCGCAACGATGGTTCTCACACCATTTATTGAAAACATGCTTGGTGCAAGTTCGGCCGCTAAAGAACTCGAAGATTCTGAAATGAAGGTTCGGGACTCTTCAATTGCGGTTATGTTCGCAAAAGCTGAACTTGACAAAGCCCTTGGTAAAAACACGGATTCATATAAGATTGCATCTGCGGCAGCGATACAGGCTGGTCTTGATGACATAAAATCTGCAAAAGATAGTCTAGTTGCCTCCCAAGCAAGAATGGTCGCTGCACAAAAAGAGGCTCGGTTTCTGAACATATTGAGCCGCACTGGGACAGCGGGGCAAGCCACCTCATTTATTGCGGGTCTATTTGGCTATGGGGACGTTAAGCAAGCGCAAAAAGAAACTGCGGATGCCACCACTGCCCTAAATAAAGAAACCGAAAAACTTTTGGGCGTGCTGACTGCTAGGGAGCGTGCTTTGAAGCCTACGTCTTCTGCGGCAGCGAGAACGAAAACGGGTAGCGGTTCTAGGGCTGCTGCGGCTGTCAAAGTGCCAAAAGTTGATGTGCCCAAAGTGAAGCCTGAGTTCTCGCTGCGCGGCTTTTATGAGGAGTTCTTTGCAAAAGAGTTCCAACAAAATGAAGAAGGTCTTGCCAAAACTGTAGAGAACCAGATCAAATCTTTGGTCGATACGGTTCCTGATTTGGCAAAGGTCAGCGACGAGATGGCTGCAATCCAGACGCGCAACGAAGAGTTGAACAATTCATTCCAAGCCATTGGTATGAGCGTCAGCAATGCCTTCAAGGGCATGTTGACAGGCGCTATGTCGTTCAAAGATGCAATGAAGGGCATCGTCAGCGCGGTGATCGACGAGTTGTTCCGCCTCTTCGTTGTCCAGCAGATTGTCGGTATGGTCAGCGGCGCAATTGGCGGCTTGACAGGCACTCCTGCGCCATCTGGAGGGGCTTTCGGCTCAAGCACTGGTAATTATCTACCGGGGATAGCTAGGGCTAGAGGCGGCTCTGTCGCAAAGAACAGCCCATACATGGTCGGTGAGCAAGGCCCAGAGTTGTTCATCCCCGGCGGCAGCGGAACGATCATCCCTAATCGCAACCTGTCCAGCGGCGGTGGAAATAATATAAGCGTCAATGTCGATGCGCGTGGCGCTTCAGACCCAGCGGCTGTTCGCGCTCAGGTGCAGCAGGGCATTATGGAAGCTGCCCCAGCCATTATCGCTGCGGCAGAGTCGCGCACGGTTGCAGGGCTTCGTAGGCCGCGCCTCGGTGGAGTTATGCAGTAATGGCAACAATATCCTTCCCCTCGTCCCCTAAGCCCAATGGCATGACATGGCGCTTGGTCATGCCATCGCAGACCAATGTGTCGGAATGGACTGGTCGCCGCCAGACCATCGCATCTGGCCGTGGCTGGTGGGAGTGCCAACTGTCATTGCCCCCAATCGTGGGGACGCTGAATGTCAACGCATGGCGTTCGTTCATAGCTAAGGGCCGTGGTAAAGCTAACGACTTCCAAGTGCCTGTTGACCCCACGGCGCAGTCGGCATCAACGGCTACGCCACTGATCAACGGGGCAGGGCAGACCGGACGCACGTTGAGTACTGATGGCTGGCCTACATCGGCAACAGTGCTTGTCGCTGGTCAGTTCGTCACCATCAACAACCAGCTTTTGCAGTTGACTGAGAACGTAACGTCGAACGGCTCCGGTGTCGCAACGCTGACTTTCGAGCCGCCGATCCGCACATCGCCAGCGGACAACGCATCCATCGAGTACAAAAACCCGTATTGCTTAATGTATATGGTAGAGGAGCCAACGCTTTCGGTTGAGAACGGCTATGTGTATAGCCTCTCGCTGAATCTTCGGGAGTCCTTCTAATGGTGGATGCAACCACCCAAGCGGCGCTTAATGCGCAGATCGTCAACTGGCGCGTGCTGATCTATGCCGACTTTGACGGCGATGTGCTGCGTGGAACCAGCGGCCTTTACGACAAGGTTATCTCTGGATCAGGTGACGCTGAGTTGGATGGCACATACGACAGCTTCAACCACGAACTGATCAACGTGTCGGCTGTGAAGCACAACGAGACAGGCTCCGACACGGTGTCAATCTCTTTGGGTGGCCTGATTGTCAACCTTGACTATCTGCAAGAGCGCGACGGTGACTATATTTTCACACGCGATGAAGAACTGATCCGCGTGCGTTCGTCCGATTTCCTCAACATCATTGGCGACAAGACCCGCTGGCAGGGGCGCATTGCTCGGCTGTGGTTCTATTGCGTTGACGAGAACGAGACCCAAATAGGCTCAATCATCCCATATTACACTGGCTACATGAACGAGGTCAGCATCGCTGGGGCTCCAGATAGTCAGATTGTGACCTTGACCATTGAGAACTATCTGGTCAGCATCGCAGGGGCACAGAACAAGACATACCTGATCCAGAACATATTTGATTCCGGCGACCTTAGCGGCGAGGCAGCTATCTCTGCGGCTAACGGCATGGCGGCGGCAGGGTCTTATGGCTATGGCCCCGGTGGCGGCGGTGACAGTGACGGAAGCAATGGGAATTTCCGATGAGAATACCGACATGGGAAGAGGCACTGGTCAATTACATGGCCGAAAAGCGTCACGAGCCGTTTGAATATGGCGTGAACGATTGCTGCTTGTTCGCCGCTGGCGCTGTGCTTCAGATTACAGGTGAAGACCCTATGCCTGAGTTCCGTGGCAAATACGATAGTCTCAAGGGTAGCCTAAAGGTCATCAAAGAGATCGGCGCAGGGACGCTGGAAGCAACGCTTGACGGAAAGTTTCCAGAGGTCGGAATTGGTCATGCACAAAGAGGCGACTTGGCTTTCTTTGACGGCTCTGTTGGTGTAGTGATGGGCGGCTTCGCCTATTTCGCTTCGGATGACGGCTTAGAGAAAATCCCACGCGCCATGTGGGATAAATGCTGGAGTGTTGGCCGTGGGTAGGACGATCAAAGGTTTATTGGTTGCAGCCGTAATTATCGGTGTATCATTTCTAATCCCGCCAGCGGGTATCGGCATTGCGGCAGGGATGACAATAACCAGCGGCGCTATCCTTGCGATGGGCGTCACAATGGCGCTGTCAACCGTAGCTATGGCAGCATTTGCGCCTAAAGCACCCAAGACACAAATATCACGCCTAAACGTCAGTCTTGACCCAAGCACGCCGCGCAAGGCAGTGTTCGGCACTACGGCGATGCCGCTTGATCTGCGCTATCATGAATCCAGCGGCACGAACCAAGAATATGTCGATTACATTATATGCAATGCAGCGCATAAAGTGAAATCTATCGATGAGATTTGGTTTGAAGAGAAGTTGGCATGGTCAGCCAGCGGCGGTGTCACTGCGACATATTCTGGCTATCTAACAGTCACAACGCGCACCGAAGGCACGAGCGCCAACTACATAGACATCAACGGCGGTGGCAAATGGGGATCAACTCGTCGCCTGACAGGCTGCGCTTATTTGCATCTGCGCATCAAACGCACAGGCAACACCAAGACGGCTGAAAGCCCATTGGTCGGTGGTCTACCCAGCCGTGTGACCGTGATCGGTGACGGCGCTGCACTTTACGACCCACGCAAAGATAGCACTGTTCCCGGTGGCTCAGGGTCGCACCGCGCCACAGATCAAACGACTTGGGGCTCCTATACGGACGCCGACGATACAGATAACCCTGCGCTTCAGTTGCTCTGGTGGCTTCTGGGCTGGAAGATTAACGGCAAGTTGTCCGTAGGCGCTGGCGTTCCTTACACCCGCATTGATATGGAGTCGTTCATCACGGCTGCAAATATCTGTGATGAGAGCGTGACCCTTGCGACAGGTGGCACGCAGAAACGCTATCGGACCAGTGGCACGGCGTCTGACGCTGATGACCGCATGGACATCATCAACAACTTCTTAATGTCGATGAACGCCACCCTTCGTGACAGCGGCGGCAAGTTGACCCTGACCGTCATGAAGAACGACCTTGCGGACTATACTCTGCAACTGGACGAGGCGGACATGTTGGGCGAGTTCGATTGGCAGCAGACCCGTGGCCTGACTGAGAATTACAACATTGCCCGTGGCCGCTTCATCGACCCGTCGCAGAACAGCCTTTACCAGCTTGTCGATTACCCAGAGGTAGGTTTCACATCGCCTGATGGCGTTGAGCGCGTGATGAGCGTTGACCTGTATTATGTCGAAGACGGACGCAGGGCGCAGCGGATCGCAAAGCAGATACTTCAGCGCAACCAGTATCGCGGTATGCTGTCGGCTGTGTTCAACGCCAAGGCGCTCGGCTGTCAGGTCGGTGACGTTGTTCTTCTCAGCCTTGAGGCGCTCGGCTGGTCGAACAAGCCCTTCCGCGTGGTGAGCCAAGAAATTCGCTTTGACGGTCAAGTGCCGCTTGCACTGGTCGAAGAGAACGCCGCTATCTATGCATGGGACCGTGATGACGTTGCCCCAGTGACGCCAACGGCTCCTACGGTCTACAACCCGCTCAACAGCCCGTTTATCCTTGGTATTGATGTGGCTGGCACAACGGCTGACTGGTCTGGGATCGTTGACGATAATGGCGACAAGCCAGAGGATAATGCTGACGTTACGGCCAACGCTGTGCCATCGCTCGATCAGGTTGCCCCAGTGGCCTTCGCCGCTGACTATCTTGGTGTGCTGTCGGCTGGTCAGTTGCCCAAGACCATTTCCGTTATTCGTCGGCGCGGTGGTGTTGATGTATCTTCAAGCACTACTTGGAGCATCATATCGCAAACAGGTATCACTGGCACAGTTACCATTTCGTCTAGCGGCATTGTGACCATACCGACTGGTGCGACTATTGCTCTATCAGCCACTATTGAAGTGCGCTCTCAACGCGACGGTACGACTCTCGATGCTCGTATTGGCGTTACCCGTAATGACGCAGCGCCCCCAAGCACGGGATCGGGCGGCGGCACAACCGTTAGCGATTCCACCTTCAGTTCTGTAAGCGGAACCAGCTTTGTGGCTATCTCCGATTTGATGACGGTCAAGACGGGGACCAGTGGGCAAATACAGTTCTCAGCGGCCTTGACAACGACATGCACAGCGGCAACGCCAGCGATTACTGACCCCAACTCCAATGTGGAGATGAAGTGGCAGTATCGAACTGTTGGTGGCTCATTTGCAGATGTTG